TTGGCGGGGTCACAAATGATAGAGAAAATTATCAATTTGAACCTGCCGCAGTGATTAAAGATGATTTAGGCAACATTACATATTACAAAGATTATAACGACTATATTAATACTGTCGGAAATCTAGGCGGATCAACGGTCAATCACAGCAGATTAAATGCCCAAGAAGAATATGCCTGGAATCCACATGTGGACTGGGACAAATTAACAAATTACAGAGAATATTATTGGTTACCTAATGGACCTAGTTTGTTAACAGTTATAGGACAAACAAAAGATATTGTTAGTACTTACACTGTTGGGCTAGGAGAAAATGTAGATAATGTGACATATGTATTTTCACCGGACGGCTTAACTAATAATCCTACAATTAAATTATATAGAGGTCAAACATATAGGTTTGAGATCGACACTCCTAATCATCCAATAGCATTTGCAACAAAGAAAAGTTTCACACCAGGAGAAGCAGTAATTGTTGAAACTACTGACGGTGTTAGAAGTGCAGGTGTGTTTGATGTAGTATTATACGATCAAGAAGGTACTGCATATGACGCAGGAGGATTTATCGTAGATCCTGTATCTCAAGAAGAAGCACTAGCGTCAGCGCAATTTGGTGATGCAACAAATTCATCATTAATTTATGATACAGGAGTTTCAAAAGTTGATGACGACGGCAATAGTATATCTACTGTATATATTGAAAAAGGAATAATCGAATTTACTATTCCTGATACTGCTCCAGATTCGTTGTATTATATTTCAAAAAATGATCCTAACACATCTGGATATATGCAAATTTTTGATATAGAAGAAAACACAGCAATCGATGTTGAAGCAGAAATATTAGGTAAAAAAACTTATACTACGAGTGCAGGATATGATTTATCTAATGGAATGAAAATTGAATTTGCGGGAGAAGTTACCCCGGCAAAATATAGTTCAGGCCAATGGTATGTTGAAGGTGTAGGCGATCGTATCCAATTAATTCAACAAGATGATTTGACGGTAAGCGGAACATTTACAGATAACATCGAAGTTCAATTTGATGCCCAAGGATTTGATTTTTATCCATTTAGTGATGCATTAGGATATCCAAGCAAAAAAGATTATATTGTAATTAATCGTGCAAGTAAAGATGGAAATTTATGGAGTAGATATAATAGGTGGTTTCATAAATCTGTAATTGAAACAAGTAACATGCTAAGTAACAATCCTTCAACTCTGTTAGAAGATTCGAGAGCAAAGCGTCCTATTATTGAATTTAACAAAGGTATAAAATTATTTAACTTTGGTACAAAATCTAAACTAGACGTTGATTTAATAGATACCTTTACTAAAGATATATTCTCAACTATTGAAGGAAGTCCAGGCTATAATGTTGACGGCGTTAACCTAACAAATGGTATGCGAGTGTTATTTAGTGCTGACACAGATGATTTAGTCAGCGGAAAAATTTACAAGATTAGTTTCATAAAGTTTAAAAATAATACCCAAATATCTTTGGTAGAAGAAACTGATACTACTCCGGTTACTAATGAAAATGTATTTGTAAAATTTGGAACAACAAACGGCGGAAAGTTTTTTACATACGACGGCAAAGCCTGGAAATTAAGCCAACAAAAATCTGCTGTTAATCAACAACCATTATTTGATTTATTTGATAGCAATGGAAACTCTTTTGGTGATATTACAAAATATAATTCTACAACATTTACCGGAAACAAAATATTTTCTTACAAACAAGGAACAGGTGTTAATGATGAAGAGTTAGGATTTCCTTTATCTTATAGAAATATAACAAATACCGGTGATATAACTTTCAACTTTGATCTTACAGATCAAGCCTTTACATACCAAATAGGTACAGAGCTCTTTAGTAAAAAGACAGATACAGGATTTTTAAGATCTTATACAGAAATTGATAAATTTAGTTATGTGAACGGTTGGCTTAAAACAAACAAATTAAGCAGCCAACCAGTTATTCAACAATACATCTATGATAATACAACAGATAATTTTTATATCGATGTTTATGATAATATTGATTATGTAAATAATCTTTGGCTTAGAGTGTATCTCAACAACAAGTTACAATTTGTCAATACAGATTATACTACTTCTACTGATGTAAACGGATTACTATATATTACATTTACAAATCCATTATCATTAGATGACGTAATTGTAATAAAAACAAAAAGTAAGTATCCAAAAAATAACAATGGTTACTACGAAATAGCAAAAAATATTGAAAGAAATCCTTTAAATGAAAATATTACTGAATTTACTTTAGGCGAAGTAAACGATCATGTTTATACAATAGTAGAAGAAATTAATAATTTTAATGGAATCTTTCCTGGCCCAAGTAATTTAAGAGATATAGGGTTTTTAAGCAGCTATGGTAAAAAGTTTTTAAAACACAGCGGACCCATAAACCTATCAGCTTATCATTTGGTTGACAAAGATGCTAATGTTATAAAAGCACTAAGGTATGCAAGAAAAGAATACGGAAAATTTAAAAGACAGTTTTTGCAGACAGCTAATACTTTAGGATTTGAAGGTCCAGTAAAAGTACATGTAGATAATATTTTAAATGAGATGAATAAAGATAAAACATCTAGCATGCCGTTTTATTTTAGTGACATGGTACCCCAGGGTGGTTCAGTAAAAACTAGTCATACAGTTTTAGACACCGATGAAAGATATTTTCCGTTAAGTGCTACTTTTTCAATGTCCACACTAAGTCGGAAAGCTGTACAAGTATATCTAAACGGAAGCCAATTGACTCATGGTAAAGATTATACTTTTAATTCAGAAGGATTTGTAGACGTTACAGCTACTAAAGCAGTAAACGATGTAATAGATACATATGAATATGATAGCACTAATGCTAGTTTTATGCCACCAACTCCTAGTAAGTTAGGACTTTATCCATCATTCGAACCAAAAATATATACTGATAACACGGCAATTAATCCAGTTACTGTTATTCAAGGACACGACGGTAGCAAGTTTGTAGGATTTAATGATTTTAGAGACAACTTATTGTTAGAATTAGAATTAAGGATCTATAATAATATAAAAATAGATTATGATACTTCAATATTAGATATCCATAGTTTTGTTCCCGGACAGCATAGAGATACTACGTTTACAAGACAAGAATTAAATTATTCTATGACGGCTGATTTTATACAATGGAGTCAGTTGGTGGATGAAGATTATGTAACTAATAGTTATTTCGATAGAAATAATGCATTTACATTTAACTATTCAAGTACTAGATATAAAACAGGCTCAGAAAAACTGCCTGGCCATTGGCGTCAAGCATTTATGTATGCATTTGATACCGACAGGCCGCATACAGATCCTTGGGAAATGTTAGGTTTTAGTGTAAAACCAACTTGGTGGGAAACACAGTATGGTCCTGCTCCTTACACTAGGAATAATAAATTATTATGGCAAGATTTAGAACAAGGTATAATTAGAGAACCAAACAAAAATATAATTGTTGACAAAAAGTATATTAGGCCTAATTTACAAAGTAATATTCCAGTTGATGATGCTGGCAACATACTTGATCCTAATGCTTGTGGACTTTTAACAAATTTTAATGCAAGTGCAATTACTAATAATTGGGTGATTGGAGACGGTGGACCTGTAGAATCAGCATGGAGAAGAAGTTCAGAATATCCTTTTAGTTTAATTACTGCATGGGTACAAAATCAACCAAATAATATATTTGCTACTGGTTTTGACAGAGCTAGGCAAAAAAGGAATCTAGCAAACCAAATTGTTTATGGTGATTCTGGAATACCTATCAAATTAGATAATATTGTATTCCCAAATACTATATCTGATACAACACAAGTGTTTACTAGCGGACTTGTTAACTATATTGCAAACTACATGACAAGTAATACAACTCAATCTTATACAGATTATAAAACAAGATTAGTTAATATTAAAAACCAAATGGGTAGTAAGATTGCAGGCTATTCAGATAAGAAAAAGTTTAGATTAATATTAGATTCTAGATCCCCTACTAATGAAGGTAATGTTTTTGTACCAGATGAAAATTATGATTTGATATTAAACACTAGTAGTCCTATAAAAACTATTAGTTATAGTGGCGTAATAATAGAAAAACAAGCAGATGGATATGTAATTAGAGGTTATGATAATTTCCAGCCTAATTTTACATATTATAGAAGAATTGTACAGCAAAATGATCCTGTAATTAATGTAGGTGGAATATCAGAATCGTTTGTAAATTATTCAAGTAATAGTTCATACACAGTAGGACAAATTGTAAAACAAAACAATAGTTTCTTTAGGGTTACTGATTCTCATACCAGCGACACTAATTTTGATGCTAGTAAATTTGCTGCCATACCTGAATTACCATTAGTCGGCGGAGCAGTAGCTACCATGCCGCGTGTATTTGAAATTATAGAAAGCACATTAACTTATGGCGATAAGCTCGACACTTTACAAGATGTTGTTGACTTCTTATATGGCTACGGAAAGTATCTTAACGAATTAGGATTTGTATTTGAAGATAGAGTACCTAATTCAAATGAAGTATCAGATTGGTCTACTGCATCAAAGCAGTTTATGTTTTGGACTACACAGAATTGGGCTGCAGGAACTGTAATTACAATAAGTCCAGGCGCAAATAAATTAACACTAAAGTCTAGTTACAGTATTGTGGATAATATATATGACACGTTTTATGGATACAGTTTATTAAAAGGTGATGGCAAAAAGTTAAACAATGAATTTGTACGTATTTCAAAAGGTATTGAAAATGAGTGTACTGTAACAGTTGTAAATTCGGCAGATGGTATATTTGCAGTGAGATTTCCATTAGTTCAAAAAGAACATGTGTTAATTATTGATAACAAAACTGTATTCAATGATGTAATATATGATCCTGCTGCAGGATATAGACAAGAAAGAATAAAAGTTTTAGGTTATAGAACAGATAACTGGAATGGAAGTCTTAACATACCAGGATTTATTTACGACAATGCAGTTGCAAAAGAATGGGAAGCATGGAAAGATTATTCCATAGGCGACTTAGTAAAACACAAAGAATTTTATTATAGTTCAGATAAAAAAATTGCAGGCACACAACTATTTGAAGCAGACAGTTGGACCAGACTTGATAAGAAACCAACACCTGGCTTGTTAACAAACTTTGATTACAAAATTAATCAGTTTAGCGACTTTTATGATTTAGACAGTGATAATTTTGATGTTGAACAACAAAAACTAGCACAACATTTAATTGGATACCAAAAGCGTCAATATTTAGAAAACATTATTAACGACGATGTTAGTCAATACAAATTTTATCAAGGATTTATTTTAGATAAAGGATCTAAAAATTCCTTAACTAAATTATTTGATGCACTAGCAAGTGCTGATCAAGAAAGTTTAGATTTCTTTGAGGAATGGGCAATCAAAGATGGCCAGTATGGTGCTTCTGAAGGTTTTGAAGAAGTGGAATACCTATTAGACGAAAAGAAATTTGTAAGCGATCCTCAGCCAATTTTGCTTACAAATAATGCTACAGGTCTAGAGACAGATTTAGTTTATCGAATCAAAGAATATGAAACTTACTTAAAGTCAAATAATTATAATCACGCACCTTTCCCTGCAAAATATATCTCTAAAGGCTACACAAAAGATGCAGGATATGTTAATCCTGAAGATGTAGATGTTGTAATTTCAAAATACGATGAAATTACAAATAAATTATTTAGTGATATTGATAATCAAAATTATGTATGGGTAGGAAATTACAAAGAAGATTGGTCCGTATTTCAGCATATACAAACTGATTATATAATAGAAAAAATAGAATCTGGTTCTGGAGAATTTACACTAGTCCTTAATTCTACTCCTTTAGATATTAGCACAGGAGATGTGTTAGGAGTATACAATGTATTAATTAAAACATATGCTCCGGGAGCTTTTGATAGCACCCAAACATTGACACAGACTATTGCTCCTATTGAAGGATTTTTTAAGGTTAAGTCAGTTGCGCTTAATAAAATTGTGTTAGAGTCTTCGGACAGCGTAGAAGATGTAGATGAATGTGAAGGAAAGTTAAGCAAATTTATAAGCGTAAGAAAACCTAGTTTGCTAGAAGCAAATACTTTAGCCGAGCAGGAAATAAATCAAGATGAAAAACTTTGGATTGACGATGCCGGAAACGGAAAATGGGTTGTTTTACAGAATAAAAATAAATTTACAGTACAGCAAGAATTATCTAATTCTAAACTTGGAATCGCACACCAATTTGGTACAGCAATAGCAGTTGATGACAGAAATGTAAAATTTGCTGTAGGTTCTCCTGATTTCGGCGACGGTAAGGTATACATTTACAATAGAGCAAGTAATGCTTTAAATTACTCGTTATATCAAGTTTTAGAACCTGATGAAAATATTGCAAGTCCAGGACAAAAATTTGGATATAGCATTGCAATGAGCGATGATGCAAAATATATTATTGTTGGCGCTCCGAATGCGTCTAATGTAAAAACAAATTTTAAAAATGGATTTTCTACAACTACTAATTATAGTGCTGGCGATATTGTAAGGTTAAATAACAGCTTATGGCAAGCTGATAACGACATTCTTGGTGCAGTAGCTAACATAACCTTTAATAGCTTTGATAGTGTTGCACAGATTAACTACAGTTTAAACAATTATTCACAGGATGCAGAAGATATACCTGTAATACTTACGGGTGATTATCCTTTTAAAAATATTACAACTGACCACTTTTTAATTAGAGCTCCGAAAAGTATGTATAACGGATCTGGAGTTGGCGATCAGATATATCTAAGATGGAATAGTTTAGCAAATGCAAATCAATCACAAATTAATTTAGTAGAAAGATCACCATTTGATGGCACAGTGCCATATCTTTCTAAAGCATATTTAGAATCTGACCATACTATTAGTAAGAAAATAGATGCTATATTATATGTTGACGCATCTAATAACATTCCTGCCATAGGAGACACAGTAACTACACAAGGAGCAACAGGAACAGTAGTCTATACACACAACGAATCTGCTCAGTTGACGATTTATGTAAATGATATAAATGGAGAATTTCCTTTAGCTAATAGTTTGTTTATTGATGGTAACGACTTTGTAGGTGAGTACGAAAGAATAGGACCAAGCGAACAAATAACTACATCTGATTCTTGGGGCGGATATTGGTTTGTTCAATCTAGTAATCCTTATGCAGTTGCAGACACAAATTTTGACACAGGCAACGGTTTAGTATACACAGATTTTGTATCTATAACTGACTTATCAACTGACAGCACATTAAACGGATATTATTATCAAAGTTTAGATTTCAAAACAAACACTCAAGATAGTGAAAGTGTAATTAATAGTTTCATACAAACATTAAGTTTTACAGGAACTCCAGGACCTTTAGGAACTTCAGATCCTATAATTAGTACAAAATTTGTTGTAAGAGCACCAAAAGTTTTATCAGACACTGCACAGGTAGGTGACGATTTTAATTTGTATCTAAATAATTTGCCTGACATTGTATCTACAATGACATTAGATAATCCTGTCACAATAGGTGCTGGCGAGATAATAACGCAACAAGTTACAGGTGCAACAGCAGTTGTAAAAGAAAGTGTTACAAATGCAACAGTTATAAAAGTAGACACTATCACAGGAAGTTTTGATGCTGTAAATTTATTAACTTTTAGTGCTTCGGGTGCATTAGGTGTGAAAATAAATGTACTTCCGGTAATTGATGCACTATTAGATCCAAGCAGTATAGGATTAAGTTTTTCTGCAACTAACCAAGAACATACGATTGATGATATCTGGGACGGATATATTAGTTATGTAAATACTAAAAGTTTAAACGGTTTACCGTTCGAACCTATTGTAGGACAGAGAGTGCGTGATGTTTCTACAGGCGCAACAGCAGAAGTTGTTTTTTATCAAAGAAGTTTAAATAATGTAACTATTTTTGTAAAAGATGTTATTGGTAATTGGAGTAAAGGTAACCAATTTGGAAACAATGCTGAAATTGAATTTTTGCCTTATGCGCCAGGACCGAATCCAGACAATTATGGTAGGATAGGAATCTACACCATTCCGCGTGTTATGGGACAAATACAGCGTGTAAGTTTAGGAAATGATTCAGCAGGTATAGGTAAACTTTTTGTTGTAGACACAGGAGCAAATATTACACCTCCGTCAGGAGATTTTAGAACAGTTTCTCAATTAGGAGCTAATATAGTTGTAGATGCATTGACTGGAGATTTTGCTTATCTTGAACCAAACGATAATTTTGAATATTGGATTTACAAAGAAAATACAATTAACGGAATACCGAGATCAGCGAATACTCCTGCTAGTGATAACCTTGATTGGACAGAGGTATATAAAATTCCTACAGCGTCAGGCGGAAGTATAGGTACTCCATTTACTAACGAAGGAATTTACTACATTTACCAACAAAACAATGCCGGCAACTATATTAGTTTAGGAAGTTATGTAGGATCTGAAAGACAAGATAATAATTATCTAGGTACTCGTGTAGAAATTTCAAAAAATTCTAACAACGTATACAGAGGCTTTATAAGTGCACCGGCATCAACTACAGTTGATAATCCGGGAAGAATATACTTCATAAAATACGGAACCGAAAATAATATTTTCTATAACTGGGAATATTCAAAAAATAAAAATTATAAAGGAGTATTCAGCGAGAGTTCAAATTATTTTGTTGGTGATATTGTTTCTATTGAAAACAAATTGTATAATGCTACTACAAATATAGTAGCAGGTACATTTAATCCATTACAATGGGATAGTACTGACGATTTGATAGATTATGTAGGATATGTTCCAAATGATACCGGTATAACAATAATTTCCGACAGTAGTAACGATATTAGTACAGTTTTAGATCAGGGGTTATTGTATGATTATGCAAATAGTTTTGATTTAACACCCGACGGCGAAGTATTGATTGTAAATGCAAAATACGGCAATGGTAAACCAAACCTTGTTGTTGTATATAGAATACTAAACGGCCAATATCAGCGTTCGCAACAAATTGCTGCTCCTAGTGGTACAGAAAGTTTCGGGGACGATATTGCAATCAGTAAAGATGGCAAACTAATTGCAATAGCAACACCGTCAGATGATAGTAATAAAAATAATCAAGGTAAAGTTTATATTTACAAACAGGTAAATGGAGTATTTACATATCTTCAAACATTAATGAGTCCTAGCAATACAACTTCTGAATTTTTTGGGAATAAAATAGACTTTGACGGATCAAGATTAATTGTAAATGCAAAAAATGGTGACAATTGGACCGACACGACATTTGATACATTTTCAAAACCTATCGATGACAGTTATGTACTAGATAATACTAGCCAGAAGAACTTAAACAATACTACTTTTGATAACGAATTTACAACATATAAAAAATATTATGAACAGCAAGGTTCTGTATATGTTTATGAAATAATAAATGATGGTTTATTGTATGCACAACAACTACAATATCAAACAGATGATAGCACTATAAATAATTTTGGAAATAACTTTAAACTTAAAAATAACCATATATATGTAGGCCTACCTAAAACAAGTGTTAATTCAGTATACACTGGAGCAGTTATTGATTTTAGAATACCAGATAACAAAAATATTTGGGAATATTTAAGACAACCAAAAGATACTGTTGATATTAGTAAAATCAAACGTGCAATTTTATATAACACAAAAACAAATAAATTAGTAACATATCTAGATTATTTAGATCCTGTTCAAGGAAAAGTTGCGGGTCCTGCAGAACAAAATTTAACATATAAAACTTATTACGATCCTGCATACTATTCCGTAGGCGGAAGTAATGTTACAGTTATGCCAAGTGCTAGTTGGGGTAAAGAACAAGTTGGTGAACTATGGTGGGATTTAACCAATGCAAAATATTTGAATTCTTATCAATCCGATGTAATTTTCTCTGCAAATAATTGGAATAGTTTGTTTCAAGGCAACACAATTGATGTATATGAATGGGTAGAATCTACAGTGCTACCTAGCGTATGGAACAATCTAAGTGATACCGACGAAGCTCAAGAACAAGGAATTGACGGTGTTAGTTTGTATGATGATACAGTTTATTCTACAAGGCAAACTTATGATAGCATAACTGGTAGCACAACAACAAAATATTATTTCTGGGTAAAAAACAAACGCACAACGCCCGATGTAGAATTTAGAACAATATCTTCTTTTGATGTTGCAAATTTAATTAGAGATCCAAAAGGTCAAGGATACAGATTTGCGGCTTTAATTTCACCCGATAGTTTTACAATTTATAATTGTGACAATTTACTTGAAAATAAAGATGTTGCATTTAGTGTGCAATACTGGACAATAGATAATCAAAATATTAACATACATAATCAGTATCAAATTGTTACAGACGGATTAGCATCAAGTGTTCCTAATAGGGATATTGAAAGAAAATGGTTTGATAGTTTAGTAGGATACGACGACCAAGGTAAACAAGTTCCTGCTCCTGACTTATCTCCAAAACAAAAATACGGAATACTTAATTCACCTAGACAAAGTTGGTTTGTAAACAGTGCAGAAGCTCTTAAACAAGTTATTGAAAGAGTAAATGGTGTACTAAAAGAAAATTTAATTATAGATAATAAAGATCTTACTTTAATTAAAGCAGCAGATCCTAAGCCTAGTGTAGTTGGCAGAACATTTGATACAACAGTTGATACTGTTGCAGATTTAGAATTTATAGGAGTTGCAAAAGCAACACAGGCAACAATGTCACTAGTTGTAGTAGATGGTGTTATTACTAGAGTAGATGTAATTAATCCTGGACGAGGATATCTTGTTGCACCAACATACAAAATATCTGGTACAGGTTCAGGAGCAGAATTAGAATTTACTATAAACAATTTAGGTGTTATTACTAATGTAGAAGTTATTAATGGTGGAAAAAATTATTTAGATACTGATACAATCACAATAAGGAAATATACTGCACTTGTCAACAATGACGAAACTATTTTAGGAAAATGGGCATTATACGAAAGAGATAGTGTAGCTAGGACTTGGCAACGAATAGCAAGTCAGTCGTATGATGTAAGTTTATTTTGGGATTACATAGACTGGTACGCCCCAGGATATAATCAGTTTACTGAAGTTAAAAATGTAATCGACGGAGCCTATCAATTACAAGGTATAAACGATGACCTTGGAGATATTGTAAAAATTAACAATGTAGGAACCGGTGGCTGGCTTTTATTAAGAAAAATTGCAAATGAATTTAATGTTGACTATACTGTTAATTACGAAACTATAGGTAGACAAAACGGCACTATTGCCTTTAAGCCTACTTTATATGATACAAGATTAAGTGCAACTGGCTTTGATATTATTAGTTTTGATTCACAATTCTTTGATAGTGTACCTAGCATAGAAATTAGATCAGTTCTAAACTTTATAAAACAAAGTCTTTATACTGAAAAACTAGCAATTGAATATAATAAATTATTCTTTGCAAGTTTACGCTATGTGTTTAGTGAACAACCTAATGTTGATTGGGCATTTAAAACTAGTTTTGTAAAAGCAAAACATAATGTAGGACAACTTCGTGAAGATTTAACATTCAATAATGACAGTCTTCCTAGTTATGAAAGATATCTTGAGGAAGTAAAACCATTTAAAACTAAACTCCGCGAATATCTAAGTGCTTACGAAAAAATAGAAAATAGCCAAAGTAGAATTACTGACTTTGATTTACCACCTAGCTATAACACAACTACAAAAAATATACAACCACAAAACGTTAAAGTTATTGGCGATAATTTAATTGGCTTAGATGATGATTTAGCAACATATCCTTATAAGAATTGGACAGATAATGTGGGATTCAAAGTAGTAGATATACAAATTGCTGATGGTGGCAGCGGCTATCAACAAGCCCCAACAGTAAAACTATCAGGCGGTGGCGGCACAGGTGCCACAGCAATAGCAAAACTAGGAGTAAACGGACGAGTAGCAAGCGTGGAAGTTACAAATAAAGGAAGCGGCTACATTACAGCACCTATATTAACACTTACAGGTAGTATATCAGAAACAGGTAAAAATGCAAAACTTAGTGCTATATTAGGTGATGGACTAACACGCGGAATAACAAATGTTGTAAAATTTGATAGAGTCAGCAGAGATTATTCTTTTACGTCAATTAACGAAACAGAAACATTTGCTGGAACAGGATCAAAGTACATATTTGAACTTACCTGGCCTATGGATTTAAAAAATACAAATGTATTTGTTACTGTAGACAACATAGAACTTTTAAGAAGCGAATATACATACAGAAATGTAGCAAATACAGAAAAAAGCTATACTAGATATCACGGACAAATTACTTTGTCTGAACCTGTAGCTGTTAACACAAATATAGTTATTGCATATAAAAAAGCAGTAAACTTATTAACTGCCCAAGATAGGATAAACATTGCATATGATCCTCAAACAGGACAATTTGCAAAAGATTTAGGCCAACTTATGGATGGCGTTGATTACGGCGGAGTTCAAGTCAAGAGCTTTGACTTTGGAGGACCAACTGGTTGGGATACCGGACCTTGGTTTACAAGTGAGTATGATACATACGATCTTACTTACGAAGATGAAGTATTTGAGTTAGATGGTAGTACAATTAGCATTACACTTACTAGTCCTTTAGAAAGCGGAGTTGTTTATAATTTATATAAAAATGGAGTTAGATTAGATGATCCGGATTGGGTAGATGATAGTTCAACATTTACAAATCCAAATGCAATAATGAGAAGTATTACAGGCGACGGTATACAGACAATAATTGAATTAGATGAATTAGGTGTTACTACAGCTGCCGATGATAAGATTATTGTACGAAAGTCAACTAGTGACGGAAGTTTCCTTCCTGTACCAGGTAGCTATGATACCGTTATAGAAGGAGGTCAATTAGATTATACAACTGCTCAAGGTATACTAGCAGAAGAAATTAATATTGACGGCGATGGATTTGCAACGCCTACAAACAGTGGCGGCCCTGATGAACAATTACCTGGTAGAGTTTTTGACACAGTAGATATAAAAGTTTATGAAAGACCAACTAGTGGTTCAAGCAAAATACACAGTCGTAATTATATCGGAGACGGTGTTACTACAGAATTTGGAATAGGAACAGATCCTATTTTAGATAAGAATATATTTGTAAAAATTGACAACGTCATTCAAACAGACTATACTATAGATAACACTACAGACAAAGTAAAATTTACAACTGCACCTTCTGCAAATTCAAACATAAACATTATAACACTTGATTATAGCGGATCCAACATTTTAGACTTAGACGAGTTTGTAGCTGATGGAAGCAGTGCTGATTTTCTAACAAATATTACATACACAAACAATTTAAGTAGTTTAGTCACAATAGACGGAAAGCGTGTAGAGCATGTAATTACAAAAAGCAATGCAACATATGCAGCAGAAAATAGAATTGTTATTAGATTCGCCGAACCACCAGTTGCAGATGCAGTAGTCAAGTATGCGATATTTGAAGGTGAAATACAAAACTTTAGTGCAGTTACTATAGATGAATTTGATACTGACGGAAGCACTACAGTATTTGATTTAACACAGACTCCGTTCACACAAAAACCTTATGAATGGTTTACTATTGTACAAGTCAATGATACTATATTAAATGCTGGATATTCACAAAAATATATTATGACTGATAGTAAGGAATACCAGCTTAAATTATGGCAAGTTCCGACTGGAAGTCTACGATCAGGCCAATTAAGAATTTATCTTAATGGACAGGAACTTACTTACATACAGGACTGGACATTTACAAGTGCAGGTCAATTTAATCCTGCATTAGAGGATGATGAACAATCAGGTAGTGCAATATTGCTAAATGCAAACGTAGGTTCTGCAGGTGATATTTTAAGAGTCTATGTTGTTGGTCAAGAAGATAGCACAGCCAGCGGCGGCGATTATAGATACGGATATTATGATAACAACAACAATTTTGTAGAAGATACTAGTAAGTTATACATTTATTCAACACTAAACGAAAATGATAAAATAAAAATATATCAATTTAGTAATCATGATAGCCAAGGCATAGAAAGACAAAGTTTAGATGTTGTTGAACGTACTTTGCTGTCACCGGGCGTAAATGCAGGTAGACAAGTTTTTGTACTTGACGGCAGTACAGCAAACTTAAACCTTAATCCACCTCTTACAATAAGAAAAAACTATGCTGTATATTTAAATAATGTTAGAATTGATGATATTAATTACAACACACCACAGCAAGTTAACAATAATGCAATGATACAAACAATAGTTGGTGCAGAGCAAACAGTTTTAGATTTACAAGCGTTAGGAATTCCAACAGCAACAGATGATGTTATTGAATTAGTTGAACTTGGTGGTTCTATAACACCAGATGACGGCACAGCTGATTGGTACGAATTAAGACAGCTCAGAGCGGGTTATGTCAACTTACAAAGTCCAGCAGTTGATGATCAATACGTTTGGGTAGTTAAGAATGGCAAACTATTAGATCCTTCTGTAGATTATGTTATAACACCAAACAAAATGCGTATTAAATTAAAGGATACTCTTAGCGAGAATGATACTATAGAAACATTCCATTTTGCTAAAGAAAGTTTAAAAAATAAATTTGGATGGCGTCAGTTTAAAGATATTTTAAACAGAGATATTTATAAAAGATTAGACGGAACACAAAATTACAGACTGGTTGAACCGCTAAATTATAATGACAAAGTAATTGTTATTGAAAATGGCGCAAATTTACCAGATCCAATTCCGGGATCTAGGTACCCAGGAGTAATATTTATAGATAAAGAACGTATAGAATATTTTAGAAAAAGTGGAAATGTGCTTACACAACTTAGAAGAGGAACACTTGGTACAGGAGTGAAAGACACTTATCCTGTGGGAACAGAATTTTACGATCAGAGTCAAACTTCGTCGATGCCGTACAAAGATGAAATAATAACATCTACATTTACTGCTGACGGAACTAGTAATACTTATGAACTTGACTTTACACCTAATAGTGTAAATGAATTTGAAGTTTTTGTAGCAGGTCGCAGACTTAGAAAAACAACACTAGAATCATACCAGTTAGATACAAGTTTAAGAACAACATATGCAACATCAACTGAAGTAATAAGCCAAGATAGTCCTGAAGGTGATGTTACATTATCGGCAGAATTTAGCATTTCTGGTAGTAACTTGGCATTGCTTGAGACACCAGGAGAGAACCAAAAAGTAATAATAGTGCGTAAACAAGGTAGACTTTGGAATGATACAGGAACAGCGTTAAGTAATGCTGATAGCGATATTAGTAGATTCTTGAGATCCACAACAGTTGACTTACCCTGATAAATAACACAGTAGGACATAAAAATGAATGATAATCTAAAAGAAAATAATGGTATACTAATAAAAGGTCATATAAAGATATTTGATCCTGAGACTAAAGAAGTATACATTGATAAAAATAATGCTATTCATTATGAAAATATGAGTATAGCGTTAGCTGACAGTGTCGGTAATAGGGGGAATGGCTGGATTTACGAAATGAGCTTTGGTAATGGCGGTACAAGTGTGGATCCTACAGGTATTATTACTTATTTGACTCCTAACTCTACAGGGACAAATGCAAGTTTATACAACCAAACTTATACCAAGATTGTAGACGACAACAGCGTAAACAATACTGATCCAGTAAGAAACAAAATTGAAACACGTCACGTAAGTGGTACAAATTATACTGATGTTCTCGTAACATGTTTGTTGGATTATGGCGAACCAAGTGGGCAGGATGCATTTGATACTGCAACAGATCAAAACAGTTTATATGTATTTGATGAATTAGGATTAAAAGGTTATAATGCAAGCGGCACAGGAAATTTATTAACACACGTTGTATTCCATCCTGTACAGAAAAGTTTAAATAGGTTAATCCAAATTGATTATACTGTTAGAATCCAAAGTCTTGCTGGCACGGTTGGAGAATAATAAATGGCTTATACAATAGCATATACTGACCAAGCTAACAAAGGTACAATAACTGTTGAAGATAATACTATCAATACAGAGACATCATTAGGACTACCTGGTAGAAATACAACAGCATATGGTACAACTATTGCTACAAATTTTTTGCATTTGTTAGAAAATTTTGCAAGTGCTACAGAACCGTCAACACCTGTTGAAGGACAGTTATGGTATGACACAACACCTGGCGTAGAACAATTAAAGGTATATGATGGAACAAATTGGGTAGCAAGTGGCGGACTAAAAAAAGCAACTACTGCACCGCAAGCAGGGCAAAGTTTAATCGGAGATCTTTGGGTAGATACTGATAACCAACAATTATATCTGTTTAGTGGTTCAGGATGGGTATTAGTAGGTCCTAACTTTAGTGACGGATTGGTCACAGGTGCCACACCTGTAAGTATAATAGGTACAGATGATGTCACATATAATGTTTTACAAATTGAAGTAGATGCTAAACCAGTGGCACTTATAACAACCCAAAGTTTTACTCCGAAAGTTGTTATTCCAGGATTTAGCACACTTAATCCAGGATTCAATCTAAGTGCGAATAACATTACAGGTAGCGGTGTACCTAAATTTTATGGCACCGCAGAAAAAGCTGAAGGGTTAATTGTAAGCGGAAATACTATCGCTGCTGGAAACTTTTTAAGAGGAGATGTAACAAGTACAACAGCATTTCCTATTAATGTCCAAAACAATACAGGAATAAACTACGGTATTAATGCTGAAATGAATATTGGTGTTGAAGGAAATGCAGGGGTATTCCAACACAACATTGCTGGCTCGTCTATTGATTTCAAAGTAAAAAATGACGGCATACTTAAAAATGTTTTAAGAATAGACAGTGATTTAAAAATTGGAATTAATAATGTTGCTCCAGATCAAGAATTAGATGTAACAGGCAACATACAAGCAAGCGGACTTATCAACACAACATCAACTTTAAATAGTACAACATTCGCTAATGGTAGCATTAGGACGACAGGTGGCTTAGGTGTTGCACAAGATACAAATATAGGTGGTAAACTTAATGTCACTGGACTTACAACTACTAGAGATATAGTGCCTAACGAAAACAATACAAAAGATATTGGTAGTACAACTGCAAAATATGCAAGAATGTATGCAACAACTTTTATAGGAAATGTTACAGGTAACGTAAGTGGTACAGTTTCGGGTAGAGCAGGAAGTTCAGATAGATTAACAAGTGCAACAACATTTAGATTTGCTGGAGATATAACAGCTGCTGACACTGTATTTGACGGACAGACAGGCGGAACATTAAAAGTGTTTAACACAAGTATCAGTAACGACATTGTTGCTGGTAAACCTAATGTGTTGCTTTCTCAAGCAGATGATGAATTATTAATTAACAGAACATCAGGCGACACTGGACTGAAAAAAATTAATAGAATAAATTTGTTTAGTGCAATACAAGGGTTAACACCAACAGGAACTGTAGTTCCTTTTGCTGGCGGCGCTGCGCCTGTAGGTTGGTTATTATGTGACGGCACAGAAGTTTTAATAAGTGCTTACGGACAATTATATAATGTAATTGGCACTACATATAAAGCATCACCTACTTCGGGATATTTTGCACTACCTGATTTACGTGGTAGATTTTTATTAGGTGCTGATAACATGGGCGGAACAAGTGCTGATGTTGTAACATCAGGATCTGCAGATGTAATTGGTGCAAAAGATGGTGCAGAACAAATCACAATAACAACAGAAAACTTGCCTGAACACGAACACGATCTTAGAGGTGATAGCGGCGATCAATATTATGCAATTAGAGATGTAAGTGGCACACCAAATGATAATGACGCAATTATTTATGATGCACCAACAGGAACAGGTGCTGGTCAAGCGTATCCTGCAAGTGGTGGCATATTGACAGATGATAGCGTAGGGCAAGCAATAAGTGTTATGAATCCATTTATGACAATGAATTTCATAATTTATACTGGAGGGTAAGGGTAGTGAGTTATAGACTAAACAGAACGGATGGTGAATTACTAGTAGATCTAACAGACGGAATACTTGATTTAACTACTACTGACTTAACTTTAATTGGAAAAAATTACAAAGGCTTTGGAGAATTCCTTAATGAAAATTTCATTGCTCTTTTAGAAAATTTTGCATCAACATCTCAACCTACAAATCCTATGGTAGGACAGTTATGGTATGATAAACAAGATGCAAGGTTAAAAATATATGATGGTACAGTTTTTAGGCCAGCAACTGGTAGTGTTGTAAGCAGCACAAGACCTACTAATTTAAATGTAGGCGATATCTGGATTAATAACGAAGAAAATAAATTATATATTTGGGATGGAAGTGAATTAACATTAGTTGGTCCTGAATATAGTGCAGTACAAGGCAAAACAGGATTTGAAGTTGCAAGCCAATTAGATGCAACTGATGTACAAAGAACTATACTTAAACTATTTTTAGGCGGCACACTAGTTGGTATATTTTCTCCAGAAACGTTTTATGTGTTACCAGAATATACTATAGCAGGATATCCTCAAGTTGCAGGTGATTTACAAAATAGACAACTATTAGAAAAAGGATTCAATGTAGTAAACAGTGAATTTTATTATAGAGGTACAGCAACTAGTGCCAAAGGACTTCTTGATGATGCAGGTGTTGTAAGGGCTGCAGAAAACTTTCTACCTACAGATGCAAATGGTGCAACTACAGGTAGTTTAAAAATTAAAAACAGTGCAGGGCTCAGTGTTGGAGTCGGCGAAACTGAATATGCAATTTTAAAAATTGCTGGAACCACAGCAACATTGGAAACACAACAAAGTAATGCAGATCTTGCAATTAAAGTAAGATCGGGTAGTAGTTTCTTACCTGCTGTTTATGTAGATACTAGTGAAAAATATATAGGCATTTGGAAATCCAATCCAGCATACAGCTTAGATGTAACTGGAGATGGAAGATTTACAAGCAACCTTACAGTTGGCGGTAACTTATTAGTAGAAGGAACAACTACACATTTAAACACAACAACATTAAGAGTTGAAGACAAAAATATAGAACTAGGCATACTAGATGACAGTACAGAAGCAACTGATGCACAGATAGATGGCGGCGGCATAATAGTAAGAAGTTTAAATGGAAGTAAAGACTGGACCTGGCAAGCAAGTACAAGTGCCTGGACAAGTAACCAAGATATAAACATTCAGTCTGGAGTTGATAATCCAGATCCGGCTTTAATGGTAGACGGTGTAGATATTTTGACTCAGACAACACTTGGTAGTACAGTAAATAATGCGTTAGGACTTACTAGAGTAGGGACGCTATCTGAACTCACTGTTGATGATATAAATTTAAACTCAGCAACAATTACTAGAATAAACGGCACTGGACTTAATATCGTAGCTGGAGGCGACATTACTGTTGATAGTCAAAATATTACAGGATTAGCAGAACCTTCTGCTGCCACTGATGCCGCAACAAAAAATTATGTTGATGTACAATTATATAGTAAAGATGTAATTATAAGTTTAGACGTAACTGGATTGACTGACCCGGCTCCAATCGGATCAGCAGACGGACCAAAAAATAGTATTGCTACATTGTTACAAAATATGCAATCAGCAAGTCAATATGAAACTGGAACTACTGCATATGTAATGGCAACTTCGTATACTGGATCAACAGTATCTGGTATCACTGTTGACATTACAACTAGCCCGGATACATCTGGGGTGCTTACTAAGTCCAGTATTGCAGTTGATAAAGACAATGTAAGCAGTTCTGAAACAGTAATTCAAGATATTAGTCAAAGTAATGATGCAAGCGGTGTTGCTACACTAACAGCTATAAGATATCTTTATGAATATACAGTATCTGCAAACACTTGGACATTTGTACGCAGGACTCTACAGACAGTAACATAATGACAAAAGCGATAAATAAACATATAGGGGTAATACATGTCATATACAATTAATAGATATAACAATGTTCAGCTAACCGTTGTAGAAGATGGTACTATAGACCAGACTACAGACTTAAAACTAGTAGGTAAAAACTATGCTGGATATGGAGAAATACAAAACGAGAACTTTGTATTTTTACTTGAAAATTTTGCAGGTGGTAATCAACCACCCAAAGCACTAAGTGGTCAAATTTGGTTCGATACTAATAATAGTAAACTAAAATTTTATGATGGAACAAAATGGAGAACTACTGGTGGAGCTGAAGTAAGTGCAACTACCCCTGCTGGACTTGCTTTAGGTGATTTTTGGTGGGATACAGGAAATGAACAATTATATGCATACAACGGCACGTCTTTTGTATTAGTAGGACCACAAGGTGTAGGCGATACAGTCACACAATTCCAAAGTGCCAACATCAGAGATAACGGCGGAACTTCTAGACCAGTTATTAAATCTATTATTAACGATGAAGTTATTCATATTATCAGTGCCCAAGAATTTACAATTGGCACAGAAGATGCATCTTCCTATCCTGGATTTGATATTGTTAGACAAGGGTTAACTCTTAAAAATACTATTAACTCAACAGGTGGTGTTACATCAACAGGACATAGATTCTGGGGTACAGCTTCAAATGCATTAAAATTAAACGGTATAGACGCAAGTAATTATGTTGTGTCTACTCCTGGATCAGCAACAGAATTTACTACAGTAGTTGAATTTTCAGATTTAGGTTTAACTGTAGGTAACACAAATGACTTAGCAATTAAGATTGTAGACGACAATAAAGGATTAATTGCAAACGAGCAAGGAACACAAACATACTTCCAAGTTCAAAACTCAAGTGCTGCACAGAAGATGCCTTTAAGATTAACAGCGGAAGCAATATTGCCAGGATACAGTAATGTAACTACTTGGACAGGAGTTGAAACTGTAAATATTGGTTCAGCAGCTGCAGGCTTTAGCACAATTTATGCAACTACCTTTAGCGGAACTGCAACAAATTCACAAAAATTAGAAGTTGGCGGAGTTTCAAGAAGCGCAAGTACAAGTGCTACAGCAAATACCGTTGCAAGTAGAGATGCTGCAGGTGATTTGACTGCAAATGTTTTTAGAGGAACAGCAACATCTGCACAGTTTGCTGACTTAGCTGAAAAATATACATCTGATAAAGATTACGAGCCGGGTACAGTATTGGTATTTGGTGGAGAAGCAGAAGTTACGGAATGTAAAATATTCTGCGATCAAAGATTAGCAGGTGTTGTATCAACAAATCCGGCACATTTAATGAATGAAGGAATTGACGGAGTAGCGATTGCACTTAAAGGTCGTGTACCATGTAAAGTAGAAGGCGTAGTAAGAAAAGGTGACATTTTAGTTACTGGGCCAGTACCTGGAACAGCAACAACACTCACATCAGATAGTGCTATGCCTAGCCCTTACTGTGTAGTAGGAAAGAGTCTAGAGGACAGCGACGATGCTGGAGTCAAGATGATTGAAGTTGCAGTATAAACACGTATAAATATGTGCATAGCTAAAGGAAAGAAATTATGGCAGTAAGTGTAGGCGACAATATTACAGCAGCACAGTATAATGGTTTGCAAAGCAGAATTGCAACTATTATGGGTAATGGTTCAGGCACCAACGGGTATGGACAAAGTTTAGCTAGTTCGCAGGTTAGTGCTGGTTCAGTAATCACAGCTGCTCAATTTGATAACTTACGTACAGATATAAACAAGGCAAATAATCATCAAAGTGGCACAAATGCGTCTATAGGTGATATTGCAGCAGGACAGATCATAGGAGCCGATGCTAGTGGTACCGGATTAAGTGCCTTAAATGCAACTACAGAAGGTTTTAACGATTATGATGTAGCAGTTGGTGTAATTGAAACAAATAAATTATTGATTGATGCAGGAAATAGTTCTGTAGAAGCTGCAACAAGTAGCCAAAGAACAGCTCCGTGGGGCGGCGGTGGTGGAGGCACAGTAGATCATGTCTTCACAGTAACCTTTGCTAATGCAGATGCACGTAGACATTTTTTTAACTCCGGCGGAGAAGTAAGATTTAGTGCAACTAGAACTGGCGGCGGTGGTTCTAAGGATACAGATTGGACAAACATGTTGACTACTATGGGAACAATCAAAATGAATTATACCACTACAACCGCAACTGGCTCAGGCACTGCACAGACAATTGGAAACGGAGATTTAACCGGAACTTATCAAACAATTTTTGAAAAGACTGGTTCTGGACTATATGCAGAGAATCTTTACAGGATTAGAGCTAGACAAGATGCTACAAATATTTTAAGATTTGAAATTCAGTTCCAAGACAATGACCTAGGAGACGACCAGGGCGGAGCAGGTTCTACAGGACCTGTAGATGAAAACGTTACTGGAACACTTACAAGCACTATACAACAGCTTAGAGCAACAGGATCTAACGTGTCAGTTACAACTCCTACATATACAAATACAAGCAACTTATAATCAAATAACACTTGACAAACTAGCCGTTTTAGTATATACTATAGCAGTATACATAAGGAGATCCTATGGACGAACGACTAGAAAAAGCTCTAGAATTTTCTAATTTTTTAGAAACACAAAATAATCAAAAGCGTATTTTCCTCAAACAATATAAAGATAATCTCATTCATTATGCTTACGGACATAAGTTTACTGCATCCACACAGTTAATAAATTTATTGTCTGTGCTTATAGAAACTGATCAAGAACAGATAGTTATCTTAGATGATAATGAAACTCCGGTAACAATCGACAATCCTAAAGAATTTATGGAAGATATTGTAGGTGTGTATCTCTTTGCAAGTAGAAAATATGCTAAAGACTATGATGATATAAAAAAGAATCGATCTGTTGAAGGTTTAATTAATATATGACAAAAGGAGTAGTATTATTTGCTTTTAATAATTCAGATATAGATTATATAAAACAAGCTATATATTGTGCAAAACGTGTAAAAAAATATCTAGGACTGCCAGTACAGCTTATAACAGACTCTGCTGGCTATATGGAGGATACTTATCCTTTCTATAACAAATATATCGACCAAGTTACATTTTCACCTTCTCCAAAAAGCACAACAAAAAAATTTTATGACGGTATACATACTAATTATAAATTAGAATGGAAAAATGGCGCACGTGACAGTGCTTTTGATCTTTCCATTTTTGATAAAACACTTGTTATCGATACAGATTTATTAATTAGTAACGATAAACTTTTAAAGTGTTTTGATTTTCCTGATGATTTTATGATTGCAAAGGATTATAATCTAGTCAATCAAAATAAATTACATCCTGATTTAGATAGAATAAGCGATACTACAATACCTATGTATTGGGCAACTATATTATATTTTACAAAAAGTAAAACATCTGAAACAATATTTAATTTTGTTCAACATATCAAAGAAAATTATAATTATTATAGATTAATTTATAGGATTACACAAAGACAGTTCAGGAATGATTATGCCTTCAGTATAGCAATTCATACAATGCGAGGATTTGTAGAAGATTGCAGCTGGCCAAGTGCTATTCCTAGTGATATGTGGGTTTCTTCTGATAGAGATATTCTATTAGATGTAAACGATAATACAATTAAACTATTAACGCATAAAGACAATGATTATACTGCTGTAAAAATAAAAGATGCTACAACGCATGTAATGAATAAATTTAGTTTGAACTCTTTTATAGACAAGGAGTTTACAAATGAGTAACGGTGTTTGTTTAGTAGCACAAAATAATGCTGATACAAATTATGTAAAACAGGCATATGCATTAGCATTAAGTATACTTGCTTATTCGCCTAGTACAAACATAAGTTTAGTTACTAACGACGAAGTTCCTTATGATGTATTTGATAAAATTATTCCAATACCATGGAGTGATATGTCCTACAATAACTGGAAGATTGAAAACCGCTGGAAAGTTTATCATGTGACTCCGTATAGAAATACAATAGT